TAATATATCATCAATTGATTCAAATAAAGGAACTAAATCAATACGCATTTCATCACTCCAAGCTTTTGTATATCCCTCAGCAGCCTCTTGAGCACTTTCCCCTACAGGCTTTACTGTTGCTTCTATATTGGTAGTAATGGTATCATTAATATTTCCCATTGATTCAGCAATGGGCTCTTCCATATCCTGTACTGCTTTTGTAGTTTCCCCAGCAGCAGTTACTACATCTGCTAAAGGTTGCTCTGTACTCTCTACAATCATTCCCAGTAATTCTCCCCAATTCTTTTCTATGTCGGGTAGGGCTTCTTGAATTATTGTAGATATGCCACCTAAAGCATCTTCCCAAATATCATCTATATCTCCCTCATAATCTTCCCAAATTGCAGTGCCTTCATTATCTGCCCAATCTGTAAATAGTTTTGCCCAATCTCCAAAAAAGCCTTCCCAGATGTCCCCTACATCTCCACCAAAGTCTTCCCAGATGGGGATTCCACTAATATTTATCCAATCTGTCCAAGTTTCTCCAACACCTTCTAATGCAGGACCCCAAACTCCTCCTAAATCTACACCAATACCTTCCCAAGTACCAATAACATCAGTTTTGAGTCCTTCTAATATTGGGGCACTATCGGTCTTGAATTGTTTAGCTTCTAAGCTAAGTGCTGTACCCATATCAGCAATTACTCCACCTATAGCATCGATTTCTGTTCCTACATATTCAGGAACGCCTGAAGTTAACCAGTCAGTATGTTCAGCTGTTGTTTCAGTTGCCCATTTGAATATTTCTTTTTTAGAATTTCTCTTCAATAAGTCTATTTGCTCCAGTACTTCATTAACAAATGGTATTCTATCAAGTCCAAAAAGTTGCAAGGGTTCTAATACTTTTTTTAAAAGAATGTCTATTATTTCTATCCCTAATGTACCTAAAGCTGCTGTTGCAGCAATATTAATGGCATCTCCTAAGCTACCGCCTATAGAAGCTCCAATTATCATAACTATATTTCCAAGATGATAGCCTATTTTGAGAAACATCCCCGCAAGTAGAAGACCTAATGCACCAATTTTATCCAAGCCAAATGCAGTAATTGCGTCCATTAATGCTAAAATTACTAATAATAATGTATCAATAGCTTTTGGTAATACAATAGTTAATGTTAATACTAATGAAGTAATTAAGCTTAAAATTGTTTTGGTAATAGGCCATATTAACGTTGGTAGAGTTTGTATTATATTCCATAAAGTTAATAGTAGCGTCTTTCCAATCCGTAAATAGACAAATTTGACTAATCCATAATAATATTTATATAAAAGTGTAAATACAGTCATGAATACTCGAGGTAAAGTAGCCAGTATTGTTGGCCAAAGATTGGGAGCTACTATCTTAGCAATATCTACTAAAGCATGCCAGAAGGTTAACCACAGATTTTTCAATTTATCAAGTATCCCCCCAAAATCTATTTCTAAATCTTCTAATGAATCTATAGTTGGTTCAAAAGTTGGTAGGTCAAAATCCCAATCTATATCGCCTAATTCACCTATATCTGGGAATGCAGATGTTGCATCGTCCATATCTTCAGCAATTCTATAAACTTCATCAAATGGCATTATGAATTTCTTAAAACTCGCAGTTGCTTCATCAACATCATCACTCAGATCATCATAGGCATCACCTATTGCTGCAATTGTGGTATCTAAATCTACTTCACCTACTTCTTGTATTATTGGTTGAAGTATCTTGCTTGTATCTATACCAAAAAGGGACATAAATTTAGCTTTCATAACATCAAGCCATCTGCTTACTGTTGCTGAAGCTGATGCAATTGCAAGTAATGCTCCTGCAATTGCAAAGATACCAAGTAGGTAAGGTTTGCTAACAACCATAGTCCTAAAAAATAACAGTGCTATAGTAAGTGCAGTTATAGCACCTGCCATTGCTCTTGCTGCAATTCTACTTTGGAGCATTACTTTGGTAAAATTAGCTATCCAGCTAACAGCTGTAACTATAGCTGGTAATATTATTTTTATTATTGTAAGTCCTAAGTTAAAGAGTTCTCTTCTTACAGGAGTTAATGCCACCCAAATAGTTTTGAAAGCTCTTCCAAGTGCCATTAAATATCCAATAACTACTCTTATTGATTCTTGAAACTGTAGAGGTACTAGGACTTCAAAAAGTCCACCTACTCCATATTCCCTCATAACATTTCTCAAATATTGTAATCTGTCAGCAATTTTCTCAATATAACCTTTAGCTATGTCATATAACCCCTCGAAAATTCCTCTGCTTATTAGGAGTAAATTATCTTGGATAGTACTAAGTAACCCTCCAACAGTACGAGATAGTTTAATTCCTCCACCTTTAAATGCCTCATTAATTCCTTTAAGTATTGCAGTTATTACTGTAGATCTAGGTAAACCTAATAAATATCCACTTCTTATTTGTTCTTCAGTTACACCTAATTGTTTCTTTAAAATTTCATATATAGGAATACCAGCTTTACCTATGCTCTTTATATATCTAAATTCAGCACCAATAGCCTTAATATGTGCTATAGCAGTTACGAGTCTTTCTAATTTATCCGATTGCATTCCCATTACAGACATTGCATCTACTACACCACGCATTACTGTTAGAGTTTCTCCTGCACTAAATCCTACAGCAAGTAATTGTCTTGCCATCTTAGTGGTACTTTCCATAACAAATGGTGTAATTGCTGTAAAATCTTCCAGCATACTTACATAAGCATCTCCTGCTTCTTTGCTGCCTAGTAGTATTTCAAAAGCAAGTTCAGTCTGTTCCATTTGTATTTGGAACTGCCACATTGTTCTAGTAACATCCTGTATAACTCCAATTAATCTATAGAAAACTTGAGATATTAAAATACCATAAACTACACGTGATATAGCCTTTATACCACTTGTGGCTGTCCAAACTAGGTTAGAAGTTGCTTTTTCTGTTTTCTTAATTGCAGCAGTAGTATCTTTACCTATTGCTTTAGAAGTAGTTTTTCCAAAGCGTCTAGATACAGTTTCCATTTTTCTCATGCCAGCTTCAAACTTCTGGGTCATAAGACTAAGTTGTGTACTAAGATCTCCAGCACTTGCCATAAAATTTAATCTCCTTTAATTACAATACCTCATCTATAAATCTTTTTGGTGGCTTTGGATTATTTACTTCAATATGCACATCAAGCAGTGCCTTCATTTCTCTTGGAGTACTTCTCCAAAATTCAACATTGCTCATCTTTAGTATCACCGTACCTATATATTTCATCCATCGCCAATCAAAAACATCGGAGGAGAAATTGTCTACCTCTCCTCCGTGTTTACGTTTTTTATTACTTGCACCTTTCCTGTTGGTGTATTTTCTTTAATTTTTGCCTCCGCTCTTCTAGCTGCAAATTCTGCTTGCTGTTTTTCTTTATCAGTAAGTACAGGCATTGCTGCTGTAATAGCTTCAGTTACTTTTGGCATAACACTTCCCAACGATTTCATATCCAGCATTGCACCTACAGCTCTTTCTGTAAGGCTTTCATCTTCATGGAGCAGTCCTGCCCAAACAAATGTTCGTAATAGTTTCAGGCTAAACTTCCTTTGTGGCACTTGCTTAGGTACTTCTTTACCATCTTTGTCTTTAATCATGATTATGTTTCCGTCATCGTCCTTTTCCTCAATCATAATTACTTCACCATTTTCGTCTTTATCAATTTCACCCTGAAGTTTCCTAAGAGCATCATTTATTGTGCCATAACCTTCTTCCAAAGCTGCCAAAGCATTTAGGTCATATTTGAAATGCCTAAGCTTCCCTCCCAACTCTATTGGGATTCCTTTAGTCCTAACATCTTCTAAGTTACTCATTTTGACCTCCCTTATAAGTCTGTTAATTATTATTAGATGTTACTTTTGTTATTTTGTCATTTTGTTACTTTGTAACTTTCAATTCTTAATTAAGGTGCGTCTGGTCCGTCTGTAAACCATGAATCTCCTGCATCTACATATGTATCTTCATCTGCATCTGCTTGCTTTAACCAAGCATCATCGTAGTCTCTCTTTACGAAGTTTCCTACTATAGATGATGTTTGAAAAGCGACGGTATCTGCTTTTGTTGCATGGTTTAAATCGGGTTCTCTGAATTTACCTTTAAGTAGCCATACATATCTATACGTACCAGTAGATTTAATTGCTCTAAATCCAATCGCAAGCCAAGGTGGTGTTGCAGTTGATTTTCTTAATATTACACCTAATACTGGGGCATCATGCCCTAAGAATATTGCTTGAATATAGAGTGGTATGTCTGCAACTCCCAGTGTCAATTCAATTGCACCAAGCGCTGATGCAACAGCTAAAGGTCCGTCATCAGCAAATAATGTTTCCAGACTTGAGCCTGGTACGATATTTGCTTCTATTGCACCTGTAACAGCCACTGGTGTTTCATATACTGCTCCACCTGATGCATCTGTAGTCAGTAGTGCATAATACAAGTTATCCAAACCTACTCTACTACCATTAAATGTTCCCATAATTTCCTCCTTCCATTAATCTTTATGAGTAATTACACTCAAGTTAAATAAAAATATCGTTCTCTTGGACTCATCTTCCTTAAGCTTGAACGGAGTCCCTGTGCAACTGTTAATGCTCCAGCGTGTGGCTGTGAGCCATATCTGTCTATCTTCTATTTCATTTTTCTGAAATAGACTAAAAAGACCATTTATTTTGGTCTTTCCTGTTAAATAATCGTTGTCTCTGACCTGTAACTGAACAGAACGATTTACTGCATCACATGAAAATGCTGCACTACCTACTGACTCAAACACAGAAATTAAATTGTTTGGTGTATCTGGCATATTATCTTCAAAAATATCAGTTCCATATGCTGTAGCCTTTCCTTGAGTTATTAAATAATTTACAACATCAAGAAGTAAATCAGCCATAATTATTTAACCCCCTTAGAAAATGATGTTCTAAGCCTTCCTGCAAGTTTCTCATTAAAAGTAGATACATTTCGTTCTACTGGATCTTTCAAAAAATGAGTTTTTCCATAGGGATGATGTTTACTCTCATCTTCATGGACAATTAAAGCATATTCGGAAGCCATAAGTCCTGTATCTGGATTCATTTTATCATTCATTCCACCATAACCAATCTTTACAGTAGCTCCTAGTTTTGATACTTTGGCATGTTCTACATATCCTGAATCATGCATTGTCCCAGTATCAAATGGTGCTTCTGCATAGCTTTCAGCCATAATATAATGACCTATCGTTTCAAGCTCTGCTCCAGCATCTATTTTTGCCTGTTCAAGCATTACTCGCAAGTTAGCCATTACTTTCTTTATACTTCTTGTGTCCATCACAAATTTTACTTGCATTATAAATACACCACCAAATAATCTAATGTTCCTTCTTCATCATAATATCTTGCTATAGATTTCACAGGTCTTTTTCTACTATCTACTGTAAATCTATCATCTTCAGTAATTCCTGAAGCTTTGCTATCTGCTCCATCTATATACATCTTTTCTGTTGATATTACTTCTTCACCTTTAGGACTTATAGCCAATGTAGTTCTTCCTTCAATATAACAGGAGATATTTGATGAAGCCTCATAGGTTTCTTCACCTGCACCACCTCTTGATAGAAATTTTTCATAGATTACGGTATTTTGTAACCAATCTGTAAAATATTTCATTGTGTTGCCCATTGAATCACCTACTTATTTAACTTATTTAACTATTCATTCTTCATCATATCTTTTTCAAAAACAGGCTGTATTAAGTAAGAATCATTT